GCCTGGGCCGACTCCGCTGCCGCCCATGGGGTATCCGTACCCGTTCCCGCACCCGTTCGTGGGCGCCCACGGCGGTGGCTACAACGGGCCCACACCCCTGTTCCCGGGGCCGGTGATCGCGCCGTCACACCCGGGTGCGGGCGGCGGCCACTCGTCAGGCATGGGCTCGTGGACGAAGTCGATGCTGCCCCGTGTCGGCGCGGCCATCGGCGGCCCTTGGGGCGCTGTCGCGGGCGCCGCCATTGCCGCTGCCACCGACATCCCGGCCGAGGTCCGCTCCCAGCGTGACAAGAACGCCTACTACCAGTCGATCGAGGGCGGCTCGAACTTCGACGGGTTCGGTGAGCGCGCCAGCGAGGAGGCGTACCGCTGGTCGACGTTCGGTGTGCTCTCCTCCGACGAGGCCCGTCAGGCTTTCAAGGGCGTCACCAAGCTGGGCTACAACTCCAAGGTCGAGGGCGGTATCGGCCGCCAGGACGCGCTGAACTTCATCTACCACGGCAAGACCCGGCGCGGGCAGACGGTCGGCGAGTCCCTGCAGCAGCTGCAGGTGAACTCCAAGAACGCCCTGGGCAGCCTCAACGACCTCAATGACGCTCTGAACGCGGTCTCCGACAGCGCGGGCAAGGCCGGGGTCAACTCGCAGATGGCGCGCGCCGAGTTCACGCAGCTCATGGACCAGGCGATCAAGGGCGGCTACGGGTCGTCGTCCTCGGCCGTGGCGCGCCAGGAGCAGGACCTGAAGAACAGCTACGGCCGCTCGTTCCAGGACATCGACGCGTCGGGCCGTCTGTCGTCGTCGCACGCCTACATGGCGGCGTCCCTCGCCGGGATCTCCGTCTCGCAGTACCTCACCGGCGGCGCGGACGTGAAGGCCAGTGCCGACCAGCGCCTGGACCGGGCCACGGCGAAGGCCGCACTGAAGCCGGGCGTCGAGGACTGGATCAAGGCGCACGTCAAGGCCGCCGGGGGCAAGCTCGACGAGCAGGCTGCGGCCCAGGTGGGCCAGCAGATGCTCCAGCAGTTCTACCCGAACGACCCCTTCGCCCTGTCCGCCGTCGTGGCGTCGCTGTCGGGGTATGCGAACCTCTCGAGCGACCCGGTCAAGGCCGCCACGTGGCTCGTGCAGCAGTACAACGGCAAGGGTGCGCTGGCCACGGCCAAGGCCGACGAGGCGAAGACCAGCAAGTCGAACTCGGTCAAGTCCGGGCTGACCACGATGAGCTACCCGGACCAGGAGAAGCACGGCGGCTTCCTGGGCTTCGGCTCCAGCAACTCCAAGGCGTGGGACGCCTACTCGGACTGGGTGCACCAGAAGGGCCACGGCAACCTGCAGGACGACCCGGTCATCGACAGCCTGCTCAACAAGATCAAGGGCGACGACAAGACCAAGGTCGCCGTCACGACCAAGAGCGGCAAGCGGGTGGTGACGCTGGCCGACGCGATCAAGAACCACCGCAACGAGCTGGCGTCCGGCAAGGCCGTCATCGTCGAGGGCGACCAGGCGGGCAAGTCCGTCGCCGACATCCTCGGCAAGGGCGGCGTCGACTCGCTGCGCGACTTCTCCAAGGAGGCCAAGGCCGCCGACAAGTCCGGCGAGTCGTACGCCAAGTGGAAGCAGGGCGGCAACGCCAAGGAGAAGACGGCCCGCCAGAACCTCCAGATCACCCTGACGCCGGACGCACGGCGCCTGCTGACCGTCCTGGACTCCACCGGCGTCTCCGGGTCCGCAGCGACCGCTACGCCGCCCCTGAGCCCGTACGCGGCCAACCCCAGCTACGGCGGGGAGTAGGCCATGGCTCTCGCATCCCTGGGCTACGCGGGAGGCCCGCAGATCACCTTCCGCATCAACCCCACGTCGATCGACTGGGGGTTCGACATCCACACCACGGCCGTCCCGACCATCGGCGGCCGGGTCGTGCAGATCACCGGCGCGACCCTGCGCGACATCTCCGTCATCGGCTACGTCGGCGAGGACCGCAAGGCCGGGCGCTCCCGCGACAACAACCCGGACCACGCCGGTGCCAGCTGGCGCCTGCACGAGGCCTTCATCAAGAAGTGCCGGGAGATCATGGAGTTCCAGTCCCGGGACTCCCGCACCCCGGGGAAGATGCACGCCCCGGCCGTCTTCAACTACCCGCCGCACGGCTGGCGCTGGAGCGTGTACCTCACCGAGGTATCCGACATCGACGGCCAGGCCTCGATCGAGCACCGCTCCGGCAAGTACTCCTACGGCTACCAGCTGAAGCTGTTCATCGTGCAGCAGGGCTCCGACAGCCTCGTGACGGCGGGCACCTCGAAGAGCTCGGTCGACGCCGCCCAGGAGCAGGCCATCGCCTCCTACATCGCGCGCATCAGCGAGGGCATCGGCTGGCGGCAGACCGAGTACAACGGCGGGTGGGCCGACTCCATCGCCGGGACAGACAAGGGCCAGAAGGGAGAGCAGTAGTGGCGAACCAGTGGGGCTCGGACGTGCCCATCTCCATGCCGCAGCCGCTGCGCGCCGACCAGGCGGGCCTCGTGCCCATGGGCGGCTTCGTGATGACCCTGGACGGCCTCTGGCCGGACATGTCGGCCGCCGACCACGAGAGGCTCTCCACGCCCGCCTACGCCCCCTACAACCCGCTGAACCAGGTCGACGAGACGATCCCAGACCCCGAGGAGGTGTGAGCCGTGGCCGACACTCGCAAGGGCCTGAACTGCACGCTCACCTACCCCAAGGAGATCAAGGGCAAGAAGACCAACCTGGCCTTCCGGGTCCGCGCCGACGTCCTCGGCCACGGCATGACGATGGTCGCGGACTCCTCGAGCGCGCGGAACGCGCGGGCCTACTACCCGCACCGGCCCACCCCGTCCCGGTTCTACCTGCGGGTACTCCTCAAGGGCTACAACGAGCGCAAGGCATTCGCCGACTGGATGCAGTCCTACGCCGACTTCGTCATGAACCCGGGCCTGCCCTCCGGAGCGAAGTTCCCCGACATGCGGGTGCTGCTCCCGGCCCGCAACTTCGACCGCGAGGGCGTGCCGCTGTCCGGCTTCGAGTGGGGCGACACGATCGGCGCCATGGTGTGGTCGCCGGTCATCACGTTCGAGTGCACCCGGGAGCCGCAGGACACCGAGAGCTGGGCGCCGAGCAGCTTCGTGGCGGCCAAGGACCCGGACCTGAAGTACTTCTGGCCGATGGGCACCCAGCTCGGCGGCAACGCGGTGCCGTCCGGCAACTACAACACCGTCATCGACGGCAGTGACGGCGGCTCCGACCCGGGCCAGCTCGAGGACGTCCCGGTCAACCCGGGGCCGAACGAGGGCACCCCGCCGAACGAGCGGTACGACTACGGCACCTGATGTCTTCAGGCTGACCACTCGCCCCAAGGGGCGGAGGTGGTCTCGTGCCCAATTTCGTGTTCGCTCCTGGGGTCAAGGTCTATATCGCGACCCAGAAGCACGGGATCATCGACGTCTCGGACGACCTGGTCGACGGGTCGATGACCCGCCGGTCCGACGGCGTGAGTTCGTTCAGCTTCAGCCTGCAGAACGCCCGCCGGAAGTACGACGGCGTGATGAGCCCGAACGACCGCGTCAGCGTGCAGATGAAGCGCGTGAAGTGGGTCCAGGTGATGACCGGCTACCTGAACAAGGTGCCGCTGGTGACGGCATGGCCCCGCGTCGTCCACCTGACCGCCTCGTGCTCCCTGAAGCGCCTGCAGTACTGGTACTGGGACTCGCACGCCGAGGCCTCCCAGACCATGGTGCGCAACGCCCTGGACGACGCGAAGAAGGACTCCGGCATCGCCGACGGTGGCATGACCAACGTCGCGCTCGCCGTGCTCAAGAAGGTCGTCGGCTGGCCCGAGGGCAAGGTCCACATCGCCCGGATCCCGGGCACCTGGTTCTCCGTCGTCGAGACGCTGGCCAAGCAGATCAACGCCCAGATCGACCAGGCCGACGAGATCGCGCACACCCTGCTCGAGCAGCTCGGCACGGCCTCGGTCGGCGGCACGGGCGGCGCCGACGCGAGCTCCCTGAACGGCACGTACGGGGGCTTCAACAGCTCCGACCAGAAGGCCAACGCGGCCATCATCTACAACGTCGGCAAGTCCAAGGGTGCCTCGAGCCGCGACTGCATCATCGCCATCATGACGGCGATGCAGGAGTCCGGCCTGAAGAACCTCAAGAGCGGTGACCGGGACAGCGCGGGCCTGTTCCAGCAGCGGCCGTCGCAGGGCTGGGGCTCCTACGAAGAGGTGACCGACCCCCGACACGCGTCCGGGAAGTTCTTCGACGCCCTCTTCGGGATCAAGGACCGCGACCGGCTGGACCTGGGGGTCGTCTGCCAGAAGGTCCAGCACTCCGCCTTCCCTGCCGAGTACTCCAAGCACGAGAAGGCCGCCACGGCCATGGTCAAGGACCTGGAGAAGGGCGGCGGGAAGTACGCCGACCTGAACTCCAAGCCCCAGGGCACCATCTCCGGCCTCGACCTGGCCCAGCTGTCGGTGAACTTCTGCAAGAAGTACCCGAACATCCCGTACACGCAGCAGTACGGCGGTACCCAGATGGACGTGCTCAAGGCCGAGCCGCCGCCGGGCCTGGACTGCTCCAGCTTCGTGCAGTCCATGTACCTGCGCGCGCTGGGCTCGCTGTACGGCCTGCCGCGTGTGGCGGCCGACCAGTACGGCGTGTGCAAGCCGGTGTCCGTGGCGACGGCGCTGAAGACGCCGGGCGCGCTGGTCTTCAAGGGCTCGAGCCCCGGCGGCATCTACCACGTCGAGATGAGCCTGGGAGACGGCAAGTCCACCATCGGCGCGCACCGCTCGGGCGCCAAGCCGCACGACGTCGGCATCAACCCGCCGTCGGCACCGTCGTACTGGGACTACGGCGGCTACCTGCCGCGTGTCGCCTACACCACCGGCGCGGGCACGGTCATCTTCGACGGCTCGGACGGCACCAGCGGCGGCGTCAACGACATGAACGACCCGGGCGTCCAGCTGGTCACCGGCGCCGACGCGCCCGGCTACAACCCGGACGACCCGTTCGACAAGATGTTCGGCGACAACGCGTGGATGCCGATCTCGACGGCGCAGAACGACCCGAACTACGCGATGGCCCAAGCCCTGTCTGGCCCGCGCGCACTGCTCAACGACCAGCCGCTGCTGCCGTACATCAAGAACTTGTTCAACTCGACGATGAGGTCGTTCTGCTCCGCGCCGAACGGTGACCTCATCGCCTGGTACCCGGACTACTACGGGATGTGGGGCACGGCCGCCAAAATGGTCGTGCAGCCGATCGAGGTCCAGGACTTCGAGGTCAGCTGGAGCGACGACTACATGGTGACGCACCAGTTCGTGGTGACGTCGCCGGTGAACGGGAACGTCTTCGACCCGGCCACGGGATCCGTCCAGACGACCATCCCGGACAGCTACCTGAACCAGGCCGCCCTCTTCACCACCGGTGTCGTCACGATCGACTTCCCCGGCGTGTGGAAGGCGCTGTTCGGGATGGACCTGTCGGAGAAGCAGGCCAAGGCCTTCGCGGACTCGATCAAGCAGAGGTTCGGTGCCCGGCCGGACTACCAGCAGCTCCCGGCTCTCGTCGGTCCGAAGGCCGCGCTGTTCTCGGCGATCTTCCTCTTCATGAGGCAGTTCGCCTACCAGTACCAGGCCTCGATCCCGCTCACGTTCATGCCGGAGGTGTGGCCCGGGATGCTGCTGCAGTTCCCGGCCTTCAACTTCCAGGGCTACGTCACCACGGTGCAGCACGACTTCAAATTCGGCGAGGACGGCTACTTCAACACGTCGGTCCAGATCGCGGCCCCGGCCCGGCTCACCGGCGACAAGAAGCTGCTCGGCCTGCCGATGGCAGGGGGCAACTGATGATGGGGCCGGGCAACGCCGCCACGTACGGCATCGGCTGGACGACCAAGCAGGTCACGGTGCGGGAGCTCATCGCCGCCAAGAAGCTCGCGGTGTGCGTCGACACCGAGGGCCAGCACCTCGAGGTCACGACGGCCATCCACCGTACCGGCATCACCCCGCAGGTCGGCCAGACCTGGCTCGTCGACCGCACCTACGGGGCGTGGAGCTTCGCGGCCTGGTGGGGTACCGTGCCGCCGGAGCCGGATCCGTCCACCGACTGGCAGCCAATCACCCTGCAGAACGGGTGGGTGCCGTCGACCGGCGCGGGTGACCCTCCTCCGATGGCCCGGGTCACGAAAGGCGGCATGGTGGAGCTGTCCGGGGTGATGCAGGGCGGCACCGTCCCGGGGGCGCTCACGGTACTGACGGTGGGCCAGCTCCCGGCCGGTTTCCCGCTGGTGAAGCGGGTCAACGCGATCCTGACGACGCAGTTCCCGTCCGGCACCATCGGCCTCATGCGGGGCGCTATCACTGCCGCCGGAGGCATCACGATCATACCTTCCGCAGCTTTCACTCCCTCATGGATCGACCTGTCGTCCCTGCGGGCCAAGGTGGACGCATAAAAAAGTGAGACCCAGTGGGTCTCACTTTTCCTGGTACCCGAGCGAGACCCAGTGGGTCTCACTTTTGGCTACCCGACGATCTCAGCCGCCGCCTCGTACTTGCGGCGCAGGTCATCGACGTACTGCTGGGCCCCCTCCGGGTCCTCCTTCTTCGCCTCGCGAAGCACCTCGAGGTCGAGAATGCGGCCGTTCCGACGGGCCTTCGCCAGCTGCTCTCTGGCATTAATGTGCGGCATCGCGCCGATCTCGGGCTCGATGACGTCGGTGGATTCACCGAGCAGGAGGAGCCTGCGGGCCGCGAGAGCGCCTCCAGAGTTGACCCGGCCCATCTTCTTCATCTCGGCGAACTGGTCGCGGAGGTTCTTCTGGCGGTCCGGGGAGACGTCCGGTTGGCCGTCCGGCGTCACGGGGATCTCGCCCTTCTCGTCCACGATCGTCGAGAACAGCTCGCGGATGGTGCGCTCGTTGAGCGGCTCCTCCACGAGGTCGCCGATGATTCGGTAGACGGGGACGGCGCGGCGGAGCCGGTAGACGTCCTGCTTGGTGAGGTCGAGCGGCGCGGCGAACTTCTCGACTGACTTGAAGCCCGCGTCCTTCAGCCGGGTGCCCTGGGTGGCCCACCACAGGTACTCGCCAGCTGACCCGACATACCCCTTCTGCATGCTGCCGAGGCCGTTTTCGAGGCCCCGGTTGGCCCGCGCGATGCCGCGCCGGACCATGCCCATCTGCTCCAGAGGAGTGGCGTCCTCGGGGGGCTCGATGAAAAGGAAGGGGTTCTCCTCCTCCGACGCCTTCACCACGGCTGACTGCGCCGGGACGTGGACGACCGGCTCAGCCGGGGCGATCACGACGGCCTCGGCGGCCTCAGCGAGCTCCTGCACCTCCTGGACCGGCTCGCCGTCTCCGCGACGGGCCACGGGCTTTCCTGCCCCCGCTGCAGCGGCCGCAGCGGCCGCTGCAGTCGTAGCCCTGCCGCCGAACTTGCGGGGCGCCGGGGCCTTTCCTTCGGTCGTCTTGCTCATGCGGCTTCCTCCATCACGCCCTGCATCGCGTGCCTGATCACCAGGCTGAATTCCTCCAGGTGGGTCAGGTTGGGCATGACCTCCCAGGACCGGGGATAGTGCGGCGCGCTGCCGACGTCGAAGTACGGGCCGAGGAACGTCGGCACGATGTGGTCCTCGTCGTGGGCGCTCAGGTCGATGCTCATGACCTCACGCTGCTCTTCGGGGAGCGTGGTGTTGAAGTTGCACTTCACGAAGAAGCTGTATACCGAGAGACCGTGGGGGTTGACTTGCGCCGCGCTGGCGGCAGTCTGCAAGGTCGCCTGGACGCGGGAGGTCTCCCAGCCCGACGGCGCGCTGGGCATCAGCAGCAGGTGGCCGTTCACGCAGAGGTCGATGAAGGTCTCCTTGTCGCCTCCGCCGAGGTCGACGAGCACGACGTCGTAGTCGTCGCGGAGCTTCTTGAGGCGCGACTTCAGCGAGATGGAGCCGTGGCCGGAGGTCCGGTGCTCGACCAGGGTGAAGGGGATGTTCTCGCCGAGTGCCCGGTGCATGATGCACCAGCGGGCGAGGGACTGGCTGTTGTCGTCAGTGTCGACGACGGCGACGCGCAGGCCGCAGACGCGGGAGAGCCAGAGGGCGATGTAGAGCACGGTGGTGCTCTTGCCGGTGCCGCCCTTCAGGATGCCGACGCCGATGACGAGGCAGCCGATGGCCCCGGAACGGACCCAGGCGACGATGCTCTTGACCGAGGCCAGCTGCTTCTGCAGCGCCTTCTCGTCCTCGGGTTTGTGTCTCCAGTTGGACATGTTTTCAACTCCTTGGCGGGTTGTCGGGCCCATCTTGCCGCAAGGTCACGAGCGCGAAGCGCCAGAGGCCGTGTTTCGAGCCGGTTCGGCGTCAAAAAGAGGTGAGGAGGTGGCCCATGAAGACGCTTGCGCTCGTAGGCGGGGACCTCGCGGTGGGCGACGGCGGGTACCGGACACTGACCGGCGCGTCCCGGCTGCGGCAGGACCTGGCGCTCGCGCTGGCCGAGCCGTACGGGCACGACACGTACCACCCGGAGTTCGGGTCGGTGCTGTACGCGCACATCGGTGAGCCGCTGACGCCGGAGCTCGAGCTGCTGGTGCGGTCGGAGATCGTGCGGGTCATCCAGCAGTACGTGGACGCTCAGCAGGCGCAGATCGCTGCCGACGCGCTGTCCGGGTCACGCTCGAGGTTCAGCTACCAGGACGTGGTCAAGGCGGTCACGTCGATCAACACCGAGATCCAGTACGACACCATCAAGGTGACGATCGCGCTCACGACGCAGTCCGGCGCCACGGTCAAGGTGCTCCGCACGGTGACCACCTGAGAGTGAGACCCAGTGGGTCTCACTTTTGCTGTGCGGCCCCTCCCTGTCGCCCTCAAGGGGTGACGACAAGGAGGGTGCCGCATGGGTGTTTCCCAGGAGGACATCGTCTCGCAGATGCGGGACGCGCTGCTGGTCTCCGATCCGGAGCTGGACACGTCCGTCGGCACCCCGGCGCGGAAGATCCTCGACGCGGTCTCCGCGTCCATCGCCGACGCCTACGTCGAGAACCACATGCTGTCGTACGCCTACGACATCGACAGCAAGGTCGACGCCGACCTGGACAGCTTCTGCCAGCTGTTCGGCATCGCACGGATCGCGGCCCGGCGGGCCGTCGGCACGGTGACGTTCTCCCGCACCGGCGACCTGACCCCCACGGTGTTCATCCCGGTCGGCACGGAGATCGCGTCCTCGTCGAACTCCTCGATCGTGGTCACCACGGTGGTCGGCGGCACGCTCATGCCGGGGGCTTCCTCGGTCACGGTGCCGGTCCAGGCGGTCACGGCCGGGCCGGAGGGCAACCTGGGCGCCGGGATGGCCTCCCAGATCACCTCCCCGATCCAGGGCGTCAACTCGGTGGTCAACACGGGCGCCTTGACCGGCGGCCTGTCCCGGGAGACCGACTCGGAGCTGCGGACGCGCTGGAAGTCGACCGTGTTCCGCTCGCTGGCGGGCACGGAGCAGATGTACCGGGGCGTGGCTCTGGACGACGCCGACTGCTACGCGGTGTCCGTCGTGGGCTCCTCGCGGACGCGGTCGGAGATCCTGCAGGTGCCGGTGAGCGGCAGCACGGTCGCCCAGATCACGGACGCCCGCTACATCTACTCCTCGCCGGTGCAGGTGACGAAGTCCGACGGCACGCCGTTGATCAAGGACTACGACTACACCTGGGTCCCGTCGAACCCGCCGCAGATCACCGGGCTGTCGCCGTCGTTCCCGGCGGCCGGTGAGCTCCTCACGGTGGAGTACCAGTACCTGCCGACGGTGAGCCGCAACGACCCGGCGAACAACATCACCAACCGGGTGGACGTGTTCGTCGGCGGCACCCGGGCGCAGTCGGCGCAGACGTCGCTGGTCTTTAGGCAGTCGAAGAAGTTCCAGACGGTGTCCAACGTGGACCTGTACACCGGGGTGTGGCTGCGGGCGGACCAGACCCGGCCGGACGCCAACAACGTCTTCCTGCCGCTGCCGTTCGGGCCGGTCGTGACGGTGCCGTCCACGCTCACGGTGGGGGCGACGACGTACGGGCTGGCGACGAAGGACCACGCGCTGGGCACGGTCGCCAACGGCGTGACGTACGCGTACACGGTCGTCCACGAGGACACGGTGGACGGGTGGACGCCGACGAGCCGGTTCGGCCTCGAGTGGCACCGCACCTACCTGCCTGCCGACGGCTCGCCGCTCTCGGTGGGCGGCAACGGGGACTACACGTACAACGAGGTGCCTGCCTCGGTCCAGGACGCGGTCAACCGGTGGAGGTTGACCGGGATTGACGCCAAGGTGCACCAGGCCAAGCAGCGCTGGCTCCGGTTCTCCCTGGGCGTGATGTACACGGTGTCGTCCACGGGGTCGGTCAGCTCGGTCCAGGACGCCATCCGGTCTGCCTTGAGTGACTACCTGAACCGCATGGACTTCAACTCCAATGTCCAGATTTCCGACGTTCTGACGGTCATCCACCAGGTTCCTGGCGTGGACAACTGCCGCCTGCTCAACGGGGCAGACGTGACCGGCTACAACCAGGCCAACCCGAACGCCTCGATCGTGGGCATCCAGCAGATCGCCCCCGGCTCCGACCCCACCTCGGCCGCACTGTCCTCCTGGGTCGACGCGCCCACCGGCCGGGCCAAGGACATCTACTTCCGCGACGACGAGCTGCCCATCCTCGGCGGCGTCGTCTTCAAGACCCTCGCCCGCAACAGCTTCGGAGTGCTGTGATGGCAGACATTCCGCTCCACCAGGGCAGCGGCACCTTCGGCACGCCCGTCATCCAGGGCGGCCTCATCCCGCTGCAGGCCGACGTCACCGTGCCGCAGTCCACCGCGCTGGCCAGCGGCACCGGCATGCTCGTCGCCGACACCTCCGTCACCGAGCAGCTGCGGCACTTCCCCGAGGAGGTCTACGACCTTAGGCCCACCTCGCACCTGGTGCGCCTGATGCAGGCACTGCTCGGGGAGTCCGGCGTGGGCCAGCTCCGCAAGCGGCTGCTGGTCTCCCAGCTGGCGAGCCTGTCCGCCTCCGGCGCGAGATTTTTCGACCTTGACCGGTTCTACGGGGCCATCTTCAACGCCATCCGTAACGACGCCGAGCTGCTGCCGCTCAACCCCATGGAGTCGGCGACCGCCACGGCGGCCGAGTGGGACTCGATCGAGGCGGCCGACGCCTCCTTCCGTGACCGCATGACCGCGCTGGCCGGGGCCATCGCCATGGGCGGCACCGTGCCGGGCCTGAAGGCGGCCGCCGAGGCCATCACGGGCGTCGAGGCCGACGTCTACGAGTCCTGGGCGCTGATCGACGCTGCCACCGACACGGACCAGGCCGGGCACACCTGGGCCTGGATGGAGGGCGGCGGCAAGTGGAGCAACTTCGAGGGTGACATCTGGGGAGCCCTCGAGGGGGCGCCGTTCTACGGCCGCTCCGGCTCGCTGACCCGCTCCGAGGTCCTGGTCCGGGTCAACCGTGACTACCCGGCGACGCCGGAGGGCCGGGCCCAGCGGGCCAGCGACGAGGCGGCCCTTGTCCGGGTCCTTGACCGGATCAAGCCCGCTCACATCCTTCTCACGGTCGACACGCAGGGTACCTCGGCGCTCGTGGGGCGCGGGATCGCCGGGGCGCGGGCCGACAGCGAGAACTGGGAGATCGTCACCCAGGTCACGCCCATCCAGGTGCCGGTGAGCACGAACCCCTACCCGCTCTCCCCGCTGCAGGAGCAGGCCGGGGTTGACCCGAGCTCGCCCAGGGTCCTGCCCCGGCCGCCGCTGACCACCCGCCTGGGTGACGAGTGGTCGTACGGGCAGCAGGTGCCGACCTGCCGCTCATACTCGGTCAACCCCGAGGACATGACTGACTTCACCACGCCGGGAGCAGTCACGGACGCCTATGTGAACTCGATTGACCAGACGGTGGTGTGGCGTGACGGCACCTCCACCGTCTACAGCGCCACGCTCGGGGCGCTTGACCCGCTGCTGAGCCACGCAGCCCGTGCCGGTGGCGACGGCGTGCTCATCGCCAACCCGTACTCCGGTGACCGCCGCACCGTCCTGACGACCGACTAGGGGACCCCATGGCCGACCTGTACCCCAACTACGCCGCGCTGGCCGCCGCGCGGCAGATCGGCGTGGACTACCGGCTGCTGGTGAGGACCCCTCCGGGCTCCCGGCTGGCGCACATCGCCATCCACGGCGGCGGTATCGAGCCGGGCACCACGGAGATCGCGGACTACCTGGCCGGGTCCGCCAGCCGGTTCTACTCCTTCGACGGCATGCTCGTCTCGGGCAACTCTGACCTGCACATCACCAGCACGAACTTCGACGAGCCGCAGGCCTTGGACCTGGTCGCGGCCGCCGACTACGTCATCTCCTGGCACGGTGCTGCAGGCGAGGACCTGGTCACCTACGTCGGCGGCCTGGACACCGAGATCGGCCAGCGCATCAAGGAGGCCCTGGAGGCTGCCGGGTTCACGGTCGGGGCCGGGGGCGACCACCTCGACGGCAATGACCCGGCGAACATCGCCAACAAGGGCACGCGGCACATGGGCGTGCAGATGGAGCTGTCCAACGGGCTGCGCAGCTCGTTCTTCGACGACTTCACCCGGCCCGGCCGGGACAGCGGCACCCGCACCGCCGACTTCTACTCCTACGTGACCGCGATCCAGACCGCGCTCAACGGCCTGGACGTGCCGGGCAAGGCCATCGGGTCGGCGTGGAAGGGGCGGGCGGCTCAGCCGGTCGGCGCCACCGGCTCGATCTCGGGCGACTTCGGCATCCCGGCGCTGGCCCCCTTGACCGTGGACGGCATGCCCCTTGACTCGCTCAAGGACGCCCTGCGGCTGGCAACCCGGCGCCAGACCTCCGGCAACACGGAGCGGTTCTGGTCGAGCGCGCCCCGCACCAACGGCGACCCAGTGCGCGAGGTGTTCGAGTTCTCCCTGGCGAACGCCCGGCCGGTCAACCGCATCAGCTTCGCCCTGGCCCACTTCCCCCAGCGTGCCTGGGTCCAGTACCGGGACAGCGCCGGGGTGTGGCAGCCCCTGC